GAGGCCGGCTCAGGTCGTGGGGAGGTCGATCGTCAGGCCGATCGGCGCCGTCTTCGGGCCGAAGCCGGCGGGCCGGGCCACGACGACGACGCGCTCGAGGATGTCGGGGATGACCGGGTCGTAGCGGGTGCGGAACTGGAAGGTGATCTCCAGCCGCCCTTCCGCGAAATACGTCGCCCCCTCCGACGGGAAGAGGCGGCCACGGCGGACCTTCGTGATCGCCTCAAACAGCGGATCACGGTCGGGGTCGCCGACGGGCTTCGACGGGTCCCGGCCCCGGACGAAGGTCGGGTCGGTCAAGAGCCGCCGGCGGATGCCTTCCGTCGCCTCGTCCAGGATCTCGTCGAGCTGCTCGGGCGGCAGGGAGCCGACGCAGTACGAGATGCCGATCGTGACGTCGTTCATGTACCGGGGCTGGGCGCAGTTCGCCTCGTCCTCCGGGCTCTCGCTCTCGTCGGCGATCACCACCAGGAGGGCGGGGAGCTCCGTCTCCTGCAACTGCGGGCGGACCTGACGGCGCAGGCCGACGACGGGCAGCCAGTCCTGATCCGTCAGGCGATCAATGATCGCCTCGCGGATCCGGGTCGCGGTCGACGGCATCACATTCCCGGCGGTTGCTTCTTGAGGATGAGCGAGGCGCCGCCCTGGCCGTCCGTGTTCACCCGGTCGACCCAGTGCGTGCCCTCGGCCGCGAGCGAACCGGCGGCCGGGACATTGACCCGCATCCCCTGGACGGGGGCGACCGGCCAGTCAGCGAGGCGGATGCCCAGCGTGATCGTGAGACTGTTGAGGCTCTCGCCTTCGATCAGGCCGACATCAACGTTCCGCACCCCCCAGACGCCAGTCGCGGCGAACGCCGGGCGCGGGGGGCGGGACGCAGGCGGTGTCACCGTCACCGGCCGGCCGAACGCGGTCAGGGCCGGGCCGAGCGCCAGGGCGGCGAAGTCGATCATCGGCTACTTTGCGGTCTTACCGTCGCCGGCCGGAGCCTGGACCTCGGGGGCCTTCTTCTCTTCGAAGAGGGTCGCGCGGCCGAGAGCGATCAGGGCATCGGCCTCATCGGCGTCGAGGTCGAGCACGTCGCCGGGGGCGAACTCGACGATCTTGTAGTTGCCGCCCGAGCGGTTCCCCATCGTGTCGAAATCGTAGGGCTTGAAGTCCTTGTGGGGCACATGCAGCGTCGCGCCAGCGACGATCTTCTTGGTGGCCATGGTCGGGCCCTCGCAGTCTGGGATGAACGGGCGCGGCGCCAAAAGGCGCCGCTGTTTCAGCGGCGCGAAGGCGTCAGGCGACGATCGCGGAGAAGGTCGCGTCGGCCCAGCCGAGCAGGGGCAAGGGGGCCGACTGCATCATGGAGAACCACGCCGAGGGGTTGTTCTCCTTCCAGACCTTCGGGAAGCGGGCGAGCGGCGCGAGGCCGGCATCGGCGTCCTGAACGGCGCCGTAGGTGCGGATGCCCTGGCAGCCGACCGGGTTGCCCATGATCACCGAGTTGTCGGGCATGAACTGTTGCACGACGCCGTTGTCGTCCATGAACAGCTGCTGGTACTGGAAGACGTCGAACTCGCCGATGTTGCCAAGGTACTTGACCTCTTCGCCGAGGCCGCCGCCGGTCACCTTACCCGAAATGTCGACGTTACCCGCCGTCTGCCGGTAGGTGTTCATCACGCGGGTGACGCCGGCCGACTGGAGGAAGGCGTCGGCGGCGAGCGGGTCGAACACGATCGTGCCCGGGTGGAAACCCGAATTCCGCTGCACCGTCTTCGCCCAAGTCCGGACGTTCTGGTACGGGTCGACGCCGGTCTGGCCCCAGCGTAGCGCGCCGGTGAGCGCGACGGTGTGGTTCGGGTTCCGGTTGAGGTCGACCAGCACCGGCGGATGATCCTCGCCCGAGCAGGTCATGGCGCCGGTCAGCAGGAGCTGCGAGGCCATCCACTCTTCGCGTCGGGTGATCTGGTCGTCCTCGAGGACCATGTTGTCGAACAGCGCGAGGTTGAAGCGCTGCATCGGGGTCATGGCCCCGAGCAGCTGCTCGCCGACCCGGCGCTTCAGCATCTTCTGCGGCTCGATGCTGTGCATCGGCTTCACGTACGGGGGGCGGAACCCCATGGTGGTGTAGCCTCGCGAGCGCTGCGGCTTGCCCTCGACCGTCGGCACGACGAACGGGGCGAGCTTGCGGGCGCGTTGCACGCGGTCGAAGTAGACCTCCTCCGTGTCGAACACCTGCTCCATCGGGAAGAACAGGTTCAGGAGGACGGGCTTGGCTTTGTCGAGAACGCCGAAGGCGCCGAGCAGCTGAGCGGTGGAATTGTAGTCGATCGCCATGATCGCGGGCTCCAAAAGAAAAGGGCCCGCGAGGGGCCCTGCGATCTACCGGGAGGGGTGGAAGCCAATCAGCCGAGGGTGCCGACCGAGCGCACGTACAGGTGCGAGCTGGCTTGCCGCAGGGCGGCCTGGACGGTCTGGATCGTCCAGGAGGCATCGATCGTCATGATCTCGCCCGCGAACTCGCCTTCGAAGTAGGCCGGCGTCTTCACATCGGCCGCACCGGCATCGGTGTCGGCCGCGAGGATCGCGGCGGGGACCTGAGAGCCGTCCGTCGCGGTCGCCACGCACGGGACGTACTTGTCCGTGGAGGTGACCCGACCAAGGAGCGCGCCACGCTTCAGCGGTACGCCCGCGAGGTTCGATCCGCTGGCCAGCGTGACGACACGCTGACGGACGGGGAAAGCGCCCGCGAAGAGCGCGGTCGGGTCGAAGGACGCGACGACGTTGTTGGTGCCCATCGTGAGGGTATCCTTGGCTGTGCGCTGCGGGCGCCGGTTACTTCTTGCCGAGTAGGGCGCGGGCCTCGGAGGCCCCCTTCTCGATGTCGCGGGCCGGCGGGGCCGCGCCGCGATACTCCTCACCGACACCGGCGGTGGACGCCGCAGCGAAGGTGGTCGAACCGCGCTTGGTCTGACGCTCGGCAAGGCGCTCGAGGACCAGATCCTTGAACGCGCGGACCGACGTCTCACCGTTGGCGTGGCGCTCGCCGAGCTTCGGGAAGCCGAACTGGGCGGCGATCTCACGGATCTTGGCGCCGCGGACGCGATCGGCCCGAACGGCGGCCTGCGCCGCCTTTCGGACTTCGGCCTCGGTCAGCGCCTTACGCTTGGCCGGGGCGGGGGCGGCGCGCTCGCCGTCCTCGTCCTTGTCGTCGTCACGATCCTCGTCGTCACCGGCATCGTCGTCGCCGTCGCGCTCGTCATCGGACCCGCTGTCGCCGTCCTCGGACTCGTCGCCATCACGCTCCTCGTCCTGGTCCTCGTCGCGCTCGGTATTCTCGTCCTTCTCCTCGTCGGTGTCGGACTCGTCCTCACGCGCAGCGCGCTGTTCGGCGGCGCGGCGGCGGGCCTCGGCGAGGCGCTTCTTCTCGGCCTCGAGCTCGGCCGGGGACTTGGCGCGCTGGGACTTCGGCTTAGCGGGCTTGGTGGCCATGGGGCTTTCTCCTCGGGCCTTCGGTGACGGCCCGGAGGCCGGGGTGCGGGTGACGACGAGGCAGGCACGGAGCTTCGGGCCATCGCCCTCGCTGCCGGCTTGCTCCGAGCGAATTTGTGAGGCTGCGTCGGCCGGGATCGGGACGGCGCTGATCTCCAGCGGCTCCCAATCCACGACATCCCAGCGGGCGACCGTGCCATCGTCGGCCTCGGTCTTCTCGACCTTGTGGATCCAGTAGCCGACGCTGACGTTCCGGATCACGCCTTCACGGATCTTCTGAACCGTGTCTGCGACGCCGGGCGCCTTCGAGAGCTGGATCCTCGCGAGGCCACGACCGTCCTCGATTTTGGCCGAGCCCGGCACTACGGCCCCGATGACGTTGTCGCAGCCGTAGGAGCAGTGGCTGTCGAGGAACGGAGCGCCGAGGTTCAGGCGCTCCAGCCGGACCGACTTAGGATCGACCGACAGGACCTCGTCGTACTCGGTCCCGTCCCACCAGTCGTAACGGCGCACACTCGCGCCCGTCGTCCAGACGATCTCGACTGTGTTGGCGTCCGCGTCGAATGTCTCCGCCCGCACGGCCGCCAAGCGATCGAACTGCGGAAGCCGGACCTCGAGCTCGCCCGGCTGCGGCAGCGCGGTTCGGGCGGCTGAGTTCGGGCTCCTCCCCCTTGTCCTCTTCCTGGACCGGTTGCTGGAGCCCCTGAGCGTTGGTGCGCCGCGGGTCCGAGTCGAGGATGATTTCAAGGTCGTCGACCTTCACGT